GCGTGCAACGCCTATGGGACCGGGCAAACGCCCGATGCCGAGGACTCGCAGCTGGCCTTGCGCTGGGCGAATCGCCTGCTCGATTCGCTCTCCGCTGAGAAGCTGGGGATTCTCGGGATCGCCACGGTGACGATTCCGCTCGCCGGCGCAGCCGCAAGCTACCCCTTGGGCGCGCTTCCGCAAATGGTTACCGCCGCGAGCGCCGCAGCCGCAGCCGTTCTCACGGTGGCGGCGAGCGCGGGCTATTACGTGGGGATGCGGGTGGCGCTGAGCGGGATCACGCAGGCCGGGTGGAACGGATCTTACTTGGTGACCGCCATCCCTGGTGGAACGAGTATCACGATCGGCCTCAATTCGATAGGCCTCGCGGCGATAGTCGGTGGGGCGCCGCTGGTGACCCCGATGCGCTGTATGAAGATCAAGGCGGCCTCGGTCTCTGCCGCCAACACTGTCGACCAACCGGTTGCCGTCGTGCCGGCCGAGAAGTGGCGGGCGATTCCGGACAAAACGCGCACCGGCATCTACATCGAATCGCTGTTCTGGGATGCAGTATTCCCGGTCGGCGCGCTCAGCGTAACGCCGAAGCCGAGTGCGGGCAACCTGCTGCTCGAAATCTATGAGCAATATCCGGGCTTTGTGAATCTGACCGACGTGGTGGTGCTCCCGCCTGGCTTCGAACTGCCGCTGATCAATCTGCTGGCGCTTTATCTCTGTGTGCCATTTGGCAGGCCGGTTCCCCCGGCGCTTCCGAAGATGGCGGCCGACGCCAAGCAAACCATCCAGCGGCTGTACGCCGAAGTTATGGGCACCTCGCCGCCAGCCCAGCTCGCCCCGCCTGAAGAGGCGGCCGCGCAGCAGCCCGCGGCGCCGGCACAGGCCGTATGAGCGTCATCGCCTCGCTCGCCGGAGACGTCATCTATCAGGCGTACCGCCATGCGCGCCTGCTGAAGCGCCCGCAGGCGGGCGTCTCGACATCCGAAGGCCTGGACGGGCTGACGTTTCTGAACCAGATCGTCGACCAATGGGCCGCGCGTAAATGTTACGCCTGGGCGACGCCCTTTACGGAGTACACGCTGACCCCGAACCACCAGCCGCATCTGCTCGGCCCTGGACTGTTATCGCCCGATTTCGCGACGGCGCCGGCGGGCTCGCCGCGGCCGCCGAGGATCGAAAGCGCGGCGCTGATCCTGAACAACGTGACGCCGAACGTGGACGTGCCGCTGAACGTCCGGGATGCCGGATGGTGGGCCAACCAGCGCGTCAAGGCGCTCGCGACCAATGTCCCGACCGATGTGTACTACCAGCCGGATTTTCTCGGCGCATCGCCCGCCGGCGCGCTGTGGCTGTGGCCGGTCCCGACATTTGCCTATGGGATGCGCCTGCAAACTTGGGAGCAGCTCTTGCAGTTTGCCACGGTGGGGACGTCATTTGTGGCGCCGCCGTCGTATCTCGCGGCCGCTGCGCTGACGCTGGCCGAAGTGCTGGCCGATATGTGCCCCGATCCCTTGTACCGGCCGCCACCGGGCCTGCCAGCGCGCGCAGCACGGGCCCGCGCCATTCTCGGGATGAACAATAATTCGAGCCCGCGCATTGCCAGCGCCGACATCGGCATGCATCCCAGTGGTGGGGCACGGCGCGGGGACTTCAATTACTATTCCGGGCAATAACCTGGATCTTCTCGCCGGAAATGCCGCTATCGGCGATCGCTGAGAGCAGCGCCTGGCGTTCAAGTGTGGGCATGTTCTCGAGGCGGGCGACCCAACGGCGCTTTTTGCGCTTGATGCGCTCGCGCTCGCGGAAACCTTCGCCCAAGTACCGATAGTCATGGAGAGCGATGGGCGCCGGAAAGTTAAACCACAGCCACTCGGTCATGGGATACCCGCCTCGAGTCATCGACTGGTAGCAAATGTGATTCCAGCCGGCGAGCAGCTTTTTGTACATGGTCGACTCGTAGCCCGAGATCATGACCATACACGGCAGCGCGATCGCCACTCGCAGCAATCGGCGATGGTCGACGTCGGACATTTCGTGCTCATACAGCCGCCTGTCTGTACGGGTCTCAGCCAAATAGGGCGGATCGCAATAGACGAGCTCGCCTCCGGAGAATAGGTAACTTTTCAGAAACTCGATGCCGTCGCGGCACTGGAACCGAAAGCTGCTCGCCTCGCCGTTTTTGGTGTAGGGCGCGTCCATCGCCGCAATTGCCGAAGCCGCCAGGTCCGTACCGATGTTCAGCCGCGCCGGCCGCTTCAGCCGCATGACCGCGCCGCCGCCCAAGAACGGCTCGATATAGATGTCGTGGGGCGGCATCAGCGAGATGATCCGCTGGTAAACGCCAGCGCCGTTTTTCCCTCCGGGATAACTCATCCTGGCCAGCATCGCCGATTCCGGCGCGGAAGTCAAGGAGATCAGAAACGTGAAACGATTCGCCATCTGCCTTATCATGTTGCTCGCCGTGGCCCGCGCGGCCCGCGCGGGGAGTCCGACAACCATCACGATCACCTGCGCGACAGCGACCGTCGCGGTCGTCTCAGTCGACACCGACGCGAGCTCGATCCAGATCACCGCGCCATCGACAAACACCGGGACCACGCGGATCGGCGATGCGACCACCAGCTCAACCGTTGGCGAGTTGCTAGGCGCGGGCGCCGGCCAGTATTTCCCGCCGCGCTGGCAGGGCAGCTATAACCTGAAGAATTTCTTTGTGTATTGCACAACCGGAGACAAGATCACCGTGATCTGGGTGGATAACCAGTGAGGCGCTGGTTTGGGACGGCACTGTTACTGCTCGCGCTAGCCGCGATCGCAGTGACCGTCCATCTTCCGCTCACGGCACAATACGTGCCGCCGTATTCGCTGGGGACGGCGGGCCTGGGAACGGGCGTCGCGACGGCGCTGGCTCTGAATGTCGGGAGTCCCGGCGCGCCGCTGGTGAACGGAGGCGCCCTGGGAATCCCTTCTAGCGGCACCCTCACCTATGCAACGGGCTTGCCGATTGCGACTGGCGTGGCCGGCCTGGGAACGGGCATTGCGAGCGCCCTGGCCGTGAACACCGGAACCGACGGCGCGCCGGCGATAATGGGCAATCCATCCGTCACGGTCGGGATTCCAACCGGAATACCCGGCGCCCAAGAATGGGGAATGATCGTCAGCTCCCCGTACGGCGTGCTGCTGCTGAAAGACATCACTAATAACGTTGTCCCATTCAACATTCAGGCGAACTCTCCAAACTGCGACTGGTTCATGTTCAGCACAGGGGATGTTGCGCTTAACAACGGCTGCAACGCCGATCCCGCATACGGACTATATATAGGAGCCGCAGGTTCCTCGGGCTACTTCCATGCCGGCAATTTCTCGGTGAACGCCTCCGGCAATACGGTGCTCGCAGGTCTCTCGTCCGTCACTGGGATTGCCTCCGGCGGCACGAAGTTTACTATCAGCGGCTGCTCAGCCGGAACGACGGTGGGCGGCGCTACGGCGGGGCAGTTCGCCTCCGGCACGAGCGGGGCATGCCCAGTGGTAATCACGATGAACGGCGCCACGGGCCTTACGGCCCCGAACGGCTGGTCCTGTTTTGCGGCCGATATTACAGCCGGGCACCTGGTGGATTTCACGCAAACTGCAAGTTCACAGACGACGTGTACCGTGAGCGCGACGACGACCAGCGGTGACACGGTGGTGTTCCATGCGATTGCATATTAGTCTCATGCTGGTTTTCGCGCTCACGGGCTGCGCGCGGGAATCGCGCACGGAGAAGTGGCACCGGCTGCAGCGCGATCTCTATGACATGCAGACGAAGTGGGATGCGGATTGCAAGTCCAAGTCAAGGCAGTTGGCTCTCCGGCTGAATGCCATCGGAGATCCGGATTGCTTGGCGGTAGAGTCGTCGCCGGGCGCTCCAGCGCCCGCGAAATAACGCACCATGGCCGTCTTTAAGGGTTTCGTCGGGGGCAGCTACAGCCTACCTTCGCGCATCGCCGCCTCCGACGAGTGCATCAATTGGTACCCCGAGCGGATCGAGGCGCAAAACGAAAAAAGCGACATGATCCTGGTGGGGACGCCGGGGCTGAAGGTGTTCTGCACGCTGCCCACGTCGCCGGTCCAGGGGGTCTATGAGGTCCTGGCCCGCGTTTTCGCGGTCGCGGGCGGCGTGCTGTATGAGATTTCCGCAAATGGCGCCTACAAATCGCGCGGCAATCTGGGCGTGAGTGGCGCTGGCACGGCGATCTTCACCTCAAACAACGTGGAACTCGTGGTCGCGATCGCGGGCACGCTGAACGCCTGGGCGCTGACGCTGGCGAGCAACATACTGACGCCGATCAGCGACGCGATGCGCGCCGCCGGAATTATCGCCGTTGGATCGCTCGCCTACATCGACGGCTATGTGATCGCGTCCAGCGTCGGGACGCGGCGGTTCTACTTGTCGACGCTGTACGACGCGACGAGCTGGCCTGGGCTGTACTTCGCGTCGAAGGAAGGGGGCGCCGACAATCTGGTCGCCCTGGTTGCGAACCAGCGGGTGTTGTATCTACTGGGTGCGGAGACGAGCGAGGCATGGTGGGACGCAGGCCCGGCGAATTTCCCGTTCGCCTACATCCAGGGATCCTTTATGGAAAAAGGCTGCGCGGCGGCGCTTTCGCCCGCGCAGTTTGATAATACGGTCGCCTGGCTCGGCCGCGATAAGCGGGGCCAGGGCGTCGTTTACCGCGCCAACGGCTATACGCCCAAGCGCATCTCGACGCATGCGATCGAGTCCGCGATCGGCGGCTATCCCAGCATCAGCGACGCGATCGGCAGCACGCACCAGTATTGCGGACACGAATTCTATCGGCTCGATTTTCCGAGCGCCAAGCCCGCCCCTCCGAACGGCACGTCGGCGGGCGCGACCTGGCTATACGACGCGGCAACAGGGCTATGGCACGAGCGCGCCTTCTGGCAGTCGATCACGCCGCGCTTCGAGGGACACCGCGGCCGCTATTACTGCTCCGGCTTCGGGCTGCACCTGGTCGGCGATTACGCCTCTGGCGCGGTGTACCAGATGGACGCGCAGTATCTGACCGATTTCGGCAACCCTCTGCGATCTCTCCGGACCGCACCGCATCAATTCACCGAAGGCAACTGGCAGTTTTTTAACTGGTACCGATTCGATCTGCAAGTGGGGGCGGGCACGACGGGTATCGGAGCGGGTCAGACTCCAGGCGTTGCCCCGGCCTTTGCGATTCTGCAGGTCTCAAATGACGGCGGAAACACGTGGTCGAACGAGCGGTATCAAAGTATGGGATCGATTGGACGCTACAAGCGATCAGTGATCTTCCGCCGGACCGGCCGCGCGCGCGATCGCGTCGTGCGCCTGGTAATCAGCGACCCGGTATCGCGCGTCCTGGTGGGCGCCTTTTACGACTCTACAGAGGGCCTGCCCTAAGTGCCAACGCCGCTTATCCCCGCAATTGCACTGCCGCCGCTTACGGTGCCGATGTTCGACGCCACAGGCGGAATGGCGCCGGTTTGGCAGTGGTACTTATATCAGGTGTTCACCAGCGCCCAAGCGATTCAGGCCCAACAGGTGCTCGAGGCTTTTGACGCGTCGAGTGGCGACCATGCGCTTGAAGCGGCCAGTGACGCGGCGGTAAACGCCGCCGCAGGGGACCTAACCGCGGCGATAGCCCTGGCTCTCGATGCGCTGCGAAAGCAAGTTGCGGCGATCGCTGAGATTTCCGACCCGGCTGCCGCACTCGAGGCCATACGAAAGCAGCTTACCGCGATCGCCGAGGGGCCGCATCAGGCGGCGCGCATCGACTCACTCGAAAAGTTAATCTGGATCCTCACGGGCGCGGGCAATCCTCCGAGCAGCGCCGGCGGTGGCGTCGTTCTCTTCGATACTCACGCGAACCGCCTTGCCAGCTATCCGGCCGCTGATTATAAGCCGGGCGCGCTGTTCTACGAGACGGATCGCCAAGTTTTTTACATCGACAAGCTGGTGAGCGGTACCCCAACATGGGTGTATGCCTCGGGCGTCTACACCACCTACGGCGGCGGAATGCCCTCCGATCTCGGAGCAGCCGATGACGGCTTCATCGTTCAGGCGCAACAGGGGACACCGGGGGGCCAGTTCTTCCGCTGGGACAGCTACGGCTCGGCGTGGAGCATTCTTCAAGCGCTCGCGGACATCCTGTTCGACAACCACGCGAATCGCGGTAGCTACCCGCCCGCCAATTACGCTGCGGGGACGCTCTTTTTCGAGGCGGACCGGCAGATTTTCTACCGAGTTCAATATATTTCTGGCGCTTACCGGTGGGTCCTCTGCACCGGAGCCATGCCCGCCGCGACCGCGAGTCGGCCATCTGACCTGGGAATCTACGATGTCGGATTTCTCTTCATCGACACAACCCTGGGCAACCTCGAATACTGGACCGGCTCGGCGTGGGTGACCGTGGGCGCACCTCCGAGCGGGTCCGCCGGTGGCGATCTCTCGGGAACTTACCCGAATCCGACCGTCGCGAAGATCCAGGGCAATGCGGTAAAAAACGCGGCGCCGTCCGACGGCAACGTCCTGACTTGGGTGGCCGCTGACAGCAAATGGGAACCCGTGGCGCCCCCTGGCGGGAGCGGTTCAGCGGGCGGCGACCTTTCGGGAACTTACCCCAATCCAACGGTCGCGAAGATCCAGGGCAATGCGGTAAAAAACGCGGCGCCGTCCGACGGCAACGTCCTGACTTGGGTGGCCGCTGACAGCAAATGGGAACCCGTGGCGCCCC